ATCTTTAACTTTTTGTAATCTATTTTATTGCCATTACCTTCAAAAGATTTTATTTTTTTAAAAGCTTCATTTTGAATTTCTTTCATTTTGGCTGTTTTTGCTTTGCCAGTAAGACCTGGAAAGTTTCTTTCAACAATGGTTAAAGGAGTCCTATAAGCTGTTATTGATTTAACCAAATTTAAAGCATCGTTAGCGTTTAAATTCCCTCCATCTTCAAAAGCTTGAATCATTGTTTTTTGCACTTTATCCATGTTGTCGCCAACCTCTCCCATAAGATTAACAGCATATCCTTTTTTCGCTTGAGAGACATCCATGATTGCTCTGTTGTTTTTTGCTGTTTGTTGATACTCTCCACCATAGAAAAACCACTTTCTAAGCCAGTCCCATGCATCTGTATCTGCTTTATCTGCTGCAGCAACAGCTCCAAATTTATTATCCAAGCCTTTTGCTAATGCGTTAAAGTAAGGTGCAGCTAAATTCAATCCTCCACCAGCAAGCTTTACAGCGCCACCTAAAATTTTAGGAGCCCCATAAACAAAAGCTGATGTCTCACCAAAAACCTGCAATCTTTCTTTAAACCTAGCCGCAGCTGCTTCTCTGCCTTGAAGGTTTTTAATTCTTTCTTCATCGCTTTCTTTATCAAATATGTCTGAAAAAGTATCAATATTATCAGTAGCTACTGCAGCATCGACTGCGCCAATAGCTAATATTTGTTTTGTTTTACTTAAGCCAGATAAGGCTTTAACTGTGCCAAAGCCAGGCACACCAAATTGAAACAACATTTCTACTGTCTTGCCGGCTGTTCCTTCTACGTCTGGCTTAACAGCCTCAAAAAATTCATTAACGTTGTCAGTTGCATCTGTGTTAAATAAAAGATCAATGCCAGTTGTTGGTACTGTTACAGCACCTTGTACTGCTCCAATGACTCCAGCAAAGGGGGCCTTGCCTATGTTTGCAAGAGTGGATGCGCTTGATCGACCTCGAGATTTTCTTTTTTGAGCAGCATCGGTTTTTTTGGCTATTTCTTTTGGATCGTTGCTATCAACAAATATATTTGTTCCGTCAGCTAATTTTACAAAAGGCATGATTAAGGTTGTGCATAATTATCTTTAAGAGCAACTAAAGCAGAAGAATCTCCGCCTAATTTTAAAAATTCAGCGTAAACACTAAATTCATTTGCTTTTTGTCCAGTATTCACATTTATTGGAATATCGTCATGTTCATCGAAGTCATCACCAAATATTTGTTTTTGCAAAGCTGCAAAAACTTGTGATCTATTTGATGCTTCAGTAGTTGCATCAAAAGGTTCTGTGCTTCTTGTATACTCTCTAAAAGCATCTAATAACCCTGGATCATCTTTAAACCTTTCCATCATTTTTATTTGATCAGGAACCTCTCCTTCTTGTCTAGCCCTTTCTGCCATCGATGCCTCTCCAAAGTCTGCAAAAGCACTTCTTGGCACAAAGCCTTCAGTTGGCTTCATCATAGCTATAAATCCTGCCATCATTTGTTGTGCAAACTCTGGATCTGATCCTAATTTATCTGTGTAACTTTTGGGGAAAGATGCAAGATAGTCCATAAAGTTAGGCGTATCTCTTCCTGCTTCTTGTGCTCTAACCATTGAGTTTTGAAGATGAAAATCTCTTAATGAATCTGGTTCTTCTATTTTAACTTTTGCTGCGCCCGGAGGAGGCGGTGGACCTGTTTTATCATCAGGCCAAAGAGCATATGCGCCAGCTGCAGCAGGAACTCCATAAAAACCCAATCTACCCATTTGTCTTTTTGGAGTAGGAATTTTTTTTACAAGTTCTGTTGCTCCTCTTCCAAACGTGGCTATACCTGGCGGTATCCAAGAATCACCTTTGAGCTTATCAGTTTGGTTCACCTTGTATCTCATGTCAGGTGTACCATCTGCTTTCTTTTTAGTATCTGGTTTCTTTTTAGTATCTGGTTTCTTTTTAGTATCTGGTTTCTTTTCAGATTTAGCTTTTTTTACTATTGTTTTTACTGTATCTGTAATTTTCTTTTTAACAAAAGAACCCAAACCATATCCAGGCACCATTTCGCCATTAACTCCAGGCACCATTCCACCACCAGCCATCATCATTGGGTCTTGTGGTATCATGTCAGCAATTCCACCATCAGCCATCATCATGGGTTCTTGTGGCATCATGTCAACAATACCGCCGCTTTCGTATCTTCTAATTTCTGGAGTATCTATTGCTCTAGTTATAATTGGTTCACCTGACAATGAACCTGGCAATGAAGCACCATCGCCACTTTGTGATTCACCATAAGTTTCCATCAATGCTGCTATTCCTTTCATCATTCGTTCTTCTTTGCTAAGGCCTGCATCATCTTCGTCTGTGTCTGTGTCTGTTTCATTTTTATTTGCTTCATCAACATCTTCTTGTGCATCGTCTAGTGCATCATTGGTAAAAAGATTTTTTCCATAATCTACAACATCTGAAAAACTTATATCTGGATCAGTTCCTATATCATATGCAACTTCACCAGTTAAGGTTGCTGTTGGAATTCCACCATATGTTATCCATTTTCCTGTTTTGCTATCAAAAAACTTTTCTGCTTTACCAGCTTTTTTTATTTTGTTTGCAATTCTTGCAGCTTTAATTGATCTGTTTGCAGCAGCCCCAAGTGGGCCAGCAAAATACAAAGGAAGTGTTGCATACTCATATGGATCTTCGTAATCAAAAATATATTCTTTTCCAAAATCATGTGCTTTTTTATAAGTGTCTTTTAATTCTTCAGGGTCTGTAAAAGCTTTATATGCTGCATAAGGCAAATTAGCAAGAACTCCATATTTTTTAGCAAAATCTAACGCATTGCCAAAATACCCTTTTTCTTCTTCGACTAAGTCGCCATCAGCGTATCTTCTTGGTTCTAGTCCTGATGTAATACCTTTCATTTAAAGCACCTTAGAATAATCTACAGCGTAGTAACCATCTTTTTCTACCATTACTGCATCTGGTTTAACTTCAAGAACTTCTTGAGCTAAAACACCCTCTGCTGGCTCTGATTCAGCACCAATGGCTTTACCTTTGTCGTTCCAATCCCATGTGTACCAACCAATGCCAGGCTCTAATTCACCAACTTTTTTAATGTTAGTTTTAAGTTCTACATCAGATTTAGCTCCATAGTAAGCTCCAACAGCAGAACCTAAAGCTCCTAATATTTGAGCTCCAGTCCCAGGCTGTTGATACGAACCACGTTGATAGGCGCTGGTACCAGTTCCGCCAGATAGTCCACCATAAGGTGATCCAGTAAGTAGCTGTTGACCAGTTTGTAATCTTTGTAATGGCTCTCCAGCAAGTTGTTGTGCTCCTTGGAATTGTCTTGATAGAGCTGATTGTTGAGTTGATTGGCCTTGTTGACCAAGTTGATTGAGCATGTTTATTTGGTTGCCAAGTTGACTTTGTCCTTGCATGCCTAGCCCTGCAATACCTTGACCGACTTGTCCAAACTGTTGACCAAGTCCACCCAATGCTGTAGCTGTTCCAACCTCTTGGATGCCAAGTCCAGCCATTTGCGAACCAAGTCCTGCTTGTTGAGCACCAATTTGAGATTGTTGAGCACCTAATCCTGACTGCAATGCTGCAAGTCCTTGTCGAGCTCCTCTTTGAGCTTCAAACGCTTGTTGCGCTTGGTTTTGCGCTTGACCAAAGCCAGCACTTCTAATGCCAGCTACAGCTTCTGCTGCACCACGTCCTGTTTGTCGGGCAAGTTCCTCTTGGGATATGCGGCCACGAGATCCTCCAAAAGCACCTTGAGATATAGCTCTATCTCTTAGACCTATGCCTGCTTGCGCTGATTGTCGATTAATGTCTTCTAATGTTTGTTGAACAACCTGGTCTTCGTAAGGATTGTAAAAATTTTGACCCATTGATGGGTCGTACATTCCTGTTGCACCCATAGCGCTTTGTTCAGCTCTAGCTAAAGCACCCAAGCCACCTTGAATGGTTCCAGCGCCTTGGCCAATAAACCTTTCAGCTTGAGGCATAAACCTATCTGCATCTCTAATTCTTTGTTGAGCTTCCTCTACAGATCCTGCTTGCTGACCAAAGAGTCCACCTGCTTGATCTATTTGGGTTTGAAAGTCTCCTAGTTTTTGAGATTGTCTACGAGCTTGTATTTGTAAGGGAGTAAGTCCTGCTGTTTGCTCAATAGGAATATCTCTTGGTCTTGATATAAGACCTTCGTATTCACCTGGCGCACCAAAATAAGATGCTAATAATCTTCTAGAGTAATCCTCCATGTACGGAGAAACAAAAGAATACCCAGTTTGTGGCGTTGTTATAACGTCAGCTGGAGGTCCTGTGATTGTTTTGCTACCAAACGTGCTCATTATGCATACCTCTTAGCCATTTCTTCGGCTTGTCTTTGATAATCGTACATTTGACGTGCTCCTAATAATCTTTGTTCATATTCATCTTGTGGATTAGCGCCAGCCATAATGCCCATGCCTCTAACAGCTGCTGCGTTAGTAACAAATTCACCATCGCTTAACATAGCTGGTATTTTATCGCCTTGCTCACCACCAGGGCCTGCAATTAATTCTTGTCTTCTAGGATAGTCTTCAACGCCCATTTCTCTTGTGCCTTTAGCATATGCATTAACGTATGTTCCGTCTTTAGCATAAAGCTGGCTTTGTATTCTTCTTTGAGGAGCAATTTTTCCACTTCCATCTCCAGCACTTCCAGCCCCTAACTCATCTAAATATGTTGCCTCTCTAGGAGGAGCCACCAATGGTGAAAAAGGCACGCCTTTCATTTGTGAATAAAGTTTTGATACTTCGCTTGGATAAAATCTGTAAGCTGCTGGATTTTCATCTCTTGCATTAATTCTTATGTCTGCACCGGGAAGTATGTTAGAAGGAGTATCTTCATAATTTAATTTAGAAGGAGTTCTGCCTTCAGCTAATGCGTCAGCTTGTTGTGCTCCATAACCTCTAGCAAAAGCATCGTCATAAGTTATAGTGTTTTGAGATCCATATGCATTTTCAATTGCGTCAAGATAATCTTGTAATTCTTCATCAGTTAAATCTAAATCATCTAAAAAAGGATTTGTAAAATCTGTTCCAAAATTACCAAAACCAAAGTTAGTAGCATAACCACCATCGTCCATGTACATAGGAGCCATAGTGGTTATGCCACCATTCATATATCTTGGAACATCATAATTTGCTAAAGCCATTAACCCTTTATTTAATTTATTTATGTTTTTCATTATTAACTTATGTGTACCATTTTTCTATGCCCCAATATTGTTCATCAGAGCCAAGGTTAATTGTTGTATCGCCTGCTGTTTTAATTGTAACAGAACCCACATATGCTTGCAGTTCGTACCCCTGTGGATTCACAGGAGTATGTAGCTGTATCCATCGGGTGCCAGCGTATACTTGCAAAACACCAATAGATGTATTCCATATTACATCACCTTGATTAAAACCTAAAGTGGTAATCTCAGAATCATTAAATTGTGGAGTTGCGTTTGGATCAAACTTTCCTAAGTTAATCTCTAGTATTCTAACTAAACGATTAAATGTATCTGCGTCAACATTAGTTAATGCTAATGGTAACCTACTTTCTAAAAGCTTTGCCATTACCTTTCACCATCAGGTCTAATGTCAATTCTATTTGCCCCTAGCCTCCATCTAAATCCAGTTCTTACGCTTGTATCTGCATCATCATCTGATTGCGCTCTAAAAACCATTTGTCTCGATCTAGCTCTTACATGGTTTTGTTGAGTGCTACTTGTTACATCTGTGGTTGCACGTGTTGTTAAACTATCGCCTGGAAAGTTTCTTGTTTTTAAAATTAAATTAATTTGCCCATCGCTTGAGTTTGTACCAAAGAAATTTACATCTGGAATAATGCGTCTTACAAAACCATATTGGTCACCTTGCTCAATATCTATATCGCCAGATTCAATGAAGACATTATCCATAGCAGAACCATCTGCATCATCGCTACTTTCGTGTGTGTAAACATAGTTAACAGAGCTATCTTTGCCTGTGGCCCTAGGTTTTGCAAAAATACCATCGTCCAACCAAGCTGTTCTTGAAAGTTCGCCAATACTCCAAGCATTTTCTAAATAATTATAGGTAATATATCTGTTGTTTTCTGTAGATGAAGCAGACGGATAGAACCAACCAACCTCATTAAACTCTCTGTTTGTAAATGCTATGACTTTAAATGATTGACTTTCATTAAAATCATCAAGCACATAGTTCAGCACACTGCAATTAATTCTTTCAACAGCTCCTGAGTATTTATAAAATCCGTCACGGGACATCCAGTAAACTCCATCGGGTGCATTGATTGCTCCATTAGGAGATATTAGTCCTACGTTTTCATTAATGAGATTAACGCCAAAAGTAAATGGAGCTCCCACAAACTGCATGCTATATAAAGAAGTATCAGTCCATATTAAAATTTCTTGTCTTGATCTTAGGCCACCAACAATTTGAGAACCAGAAGAAAGTCTTAGTGATCCTGCTGTGTTAGTAGATGTCGGCTCCCATTCTGTAACACTTTCTTGATCAGAAAATGCAATAAATAAAGGGTCAATTGCGCCTGTTCTAGTGCTTCCACTAATGGGATCTGCGCCTAAAACAATAATATGACGATCAATGTCACTAACAATGGTTTGGATGCCTTTAGTTGGGGCTAAGTTTGCTCCTGATAAAGCTGTTATATTAACAGCTGGCGTTGTTAAGCCACTACTTTCATCCCAGTAATATATGCCACCATGTCTAGGATTAATAATTAAATCTTCACCAAACGCATCATGCGACCATAATCTTAGCTGATCAGTTACAGATAAAGCAGTAGCAGATCCAAAAGTTCCAGCACTCCATGTACCTGCACCCCAACCAGTTGATTGAACATATACATCTAAGCCCACATTTATTTGATAAACCCCATCAACCCCAGACCCACCATTGCCACTGTCACTGCCAGTAGCGCTTACTTCATCTCCAGAAGTATCTTTAGCTATAATTTCATAAGTGTTTGTGCCTGTAACTCTGCTAATTTGATATTCTTGATTTAAAACAGTAGCAGTTATTGCATCTCCTAAGCTAACTGCGCCTGATATCGTTACAGAATCATTGGCTACTGCGCCATGAGAAGAATCAGTAACAGTTAATGTTGATGACCCGCTAGATGCTGAAAATGTTATAGAGTTAGTGCTTGTTTTTCTAATAGGAGTTACATCGTAAAAAAGGTTACCACCTTTTATATAATATTTAAAAGTAGTTCCTAATCCTAAGTATTTAGTAGCATCTAAAGCAACCCATGCTGTTAAGGCTCGACCAGTGCCTTCATAATTTTCAGTGGTTGTTTTTTGCCAACCACCAATTTTTTCTGGTAAGCCTTTTCTAAATCTAACCAAATTACCATCAGCCCAACCGCCCTTGTCCATCAAGTCAGTCATTTCTTTGTTGATGCCAGGTTGAAATATTAATTTAATTAGAGCCATTTTATATATGCTCCCACTCTTTTCCTTCAAACATTAAAGCTTCTGCCTCTCTTCTTCTTGTGAGACCGGCTAAAACCTTACCACTTGCCTTGTTCCATCTTTTCATTTGAGCAGGCACTTCATCATATTTGCCTTTATTTAAAACTTTAAGCATGCTAGATCTTTTTAAATTGTTTGGTCCCAAGTTATACACCCAAGAACAAAGAGCATTAAATTGACATTGGTTAAGTGGCACTCTTACAAGAGCATTAACATAATGCTCATATTCATCTTCAAGTTCACGCCATAACATAAAATCTGCTTTTTCTTCAGACCATTTTTCCCCTTCTTCAACATTTTTAGTGTGACCGTAGCCTATAGTCCAAACTCCTGCTGGACATTTATATGCCTCAAGTTCACACCCTTCAAATGATTTTATAAGTTCAAAACCTTCATCTGAAATATGCATTATATTTTTAATACCCCTGACAACAGCGCTATTAAAAGAGTCGATAGAAAACCAAGACTTCCAAAAGTTGCTGTCTTTATAGTTCCTCTTAAATCGTTTATTTCTTTTTTTATTTCGTCTGTTTCTGCAAAAATTGTTTTCCATCTTTCCTCACACTTTGCTTCGTGTTCTCGAAGATCTGCTGATACATCTGATACTGTTTTTCTAATCGCCATCTTTTTTTTCTGGTGTGTGTGAAGCTCCGAAGTAAAAAGAAATAACAGCACTAGCCAAACCGCCTAAATATCCCAACACTAGATTAATAAGTGCTTCACTATTTTGTTCTGGTGGTTGTAAGGTTACTAAAAATATATAAGACATAAACCCAAATATAGTAATAAATCCTAAAATTCTAGTTGTCCAATCTTTACTGAACTTAAACCTTGCGTCTTTCTTATCTGCTACTTCTAAGCTAAAAATATCTACTTCTAATTCTTTCATTTGCAATTCAAAACTCTGCTCGGCTTTTTTAAGCTCGATCATTTGTTCTGGAGTTGCTTCTTGAATAGCTTGATTAATTGATTTTGGGTCTGTTTTACAGCCTAAAACTTGAGCAATAACAGATGCTGCTTGTCCACCTAAAGGACCACCTAAAGCCGATCCTAATGTTGGTGCCACTGCGCCGATTACATTTTTTATTAAACTAAATTTCATTTTATTGCTCCTATGTTTTTCTTGAACGATTTTTCTTTTTACTTTCCATTTTTAAATTTGATGGACTGTTATTTTTAGGATTATTGTCTTTATGAGAAACATCTTTGCCATCACCCTTTTTAGCTTTACCATTTTTTTTCATTGCGTTTCTAGCAGCGTTTCTAGCAGCTCTCTTTTTTTTCTCTTCTGATTTGCTGTGAAAAGTAGCATACTCACGATCATAATCTCTTTCATAGTGATTTCTAATCATTTTAACCTGCCAGTGGGTTGCCTTCTTCTAGTTTATTAATATCTTTCTCTAAACTTTTTATATCTGCTTTAATAGTAGCTATATTTGTTTTTATGTTTTCAATCTTTTCGCCTTGAGACTTTAATTCAACCATAATATTTTCATCAATACTTTTATTTATATATTCAACTGATGTTTCTATCCCAACAAATCTTTCTTCTATAATATTTTGTGCATCTTTTGTTTTTCCTAAACCACCAATCTTGGCTTCTAAATTAGCAATACGATTTACATATGTAGCTCCTGTCCATCCGAAACCTGCTAATGTTCCTATAATTGAAACTAACGCTATTATTTGAGTTGTTTTACTTTGAAACCAATCCATATAAATCTCCTATAATTTTGGTTGCAGTTCTTTCAGATTGGTTAAAGTTTTAATGCTTTGTCCTGCTAATCCATAAAAAGCAGCAGTATTATCTGAAAGGTTGCTATTAGTATAAATGCTTTTAGGCTCATACCAAAATTCTTTTTCAGGTATGTATACTGTTCTGTAATTATTAAACCCAGGCAAAAAGCCCATAACAGCTATAATTGCATTTTCTGATCCATATTCTCCGGTTTCTTCTTGTTGAGCCTGTACTTCTTCTTTAGCAGTTTGTAAGTTTTTAGCAATTATAGTTTCTACTGTAGTATCAGAATCAGGATCAGAATCAAAATCAGAACTAGAAGTAATTGAACCTGATGAAAAATCTGTTTGATCTTGGTTTGTATTATCAGAAACATTAGCTACAACTACTTCAGTTATTACTGTTTCCGTTTCAAATGTGTTACTGCTAACAGAATTAATGGAAGGATCTGATAAAGCCATATTACTCATATCAAGAACTTGGTTTGTTTGGGCTGTAGAAGATGCAAATTGATCAGACATACTTGGAGAACTACTGGTACTAATGCCCGCATTAATTGAAGAAGAAGCCCCTGTAGAATTAGTTCCAGCTATATTACTTGAAACAGAACTATTATTATTAGAATGAATTGAACTGCCAGCAGTTATTCCACTTACACTTTTTTGGGCAGTTGTTATTGTAGAAGCTACAACTCTAAGGGCCATCTCTCTACTAATAGAACTCTTCCCTTTTGCATCTTCTCTTTCTGCTATCTCAAACTCTTCCTCAAATACTTCTTCTACTTCTTCTTCTATTCGTTCCTCTTCTACTTCAGCTTCTGCCATTTGTTCTTCCATTGTTTCAAAAATCTCTTCTACAGCTTCTTCTTCAAAGATCTCTTCAACAAGTTCTTCCTCCGGCTCCTCTGTCTGCGCAATTTCTTCTTCCAATCTTGTCTCTTCTTCATACCATTCCTCCAGTTCTTCAATTGTTGTTAATTCTATAAATGTTTCTGGTTCTCGAAAATCTTCTGCAATAAAAGTTTCTTGAAATATAAACTCTTCTAGTAATATTTCTTCTGGTATATATTGTTCTTGTTCTAGATCCCATGTATCCATAGCAATATCAATATCATCATAAGACTCTAGAGGTGTGCTGTCCCAAACAACCATTCCATCTTCTTGAAATTCAACCTCCATACCGTACCACTCATCAATTTGCTCTTGCCCGAATTCTTCTAAATCTATTTGATACCACTCTTCGTCTGTCATTTCTATTCCATAATAAGGATCGTCATCAAAAGTGTCATACTGTGTCATACTTTCTTCATACCCATAATCAATATAAGTTTCATCAAAATAAGCTACTGATTCTTGTTGGCTATAACCTGGACAAAAGGGACCATATTGAGGATCTAAATCGCATTGAAAGTCATCATAAGCGTCCCAATAATAAGGGCATGATTCAGAATAGAGTTGGTCTATATCACACTGTTGAGTTTGATAAGCTGCTACATAACCATCACAATCCTCGTCATATAAAGAATTTAATGCACATTGTTGAACTAGATAAGCTGCTGCATAACCAGTACAATTCACTGAAGTTAAAGGTGCAGTTATACAAAGCGATTGACCAATTCCTACTCCATACAAAGAACCACCATTTTCTAATAAAGTGTTTGCTGCGTTACTGCTAGAGTTCCAATCATAACTTACACAAGTTCCTGAAATATTAGTAGTACCTGTATTACACTCATCAAAAAATAAGTAAGTATAAATATCTGAAGTAGTTGGGCCCTGCTCTCCGATAAGAACATCATGTGTTTTAATATCCAATTCACCATATCTATATTCAAATGTATTATTAGGATATAACCAGACTTCTATGCTGTTATCAGAATTAGCCCGATTGAACTCCCTCATCTTATACCAACCAAAAATAGTATAATCAGCAAAGGCTTTAGCTTTCATAGCCGAACCATTATCTTTTATTAGATCAGTCCAGAATACAAATAAAGTATTAGTGTATTGTGGTAAAGGATCAGGGGTATAATCACCACAATAACTGCCTGTTAGGTCAAAGTGAAGGCAGCCATTGGTAGCCATTCTAGCTTTAGTAAAATCATTACCATAAAAGGTAAATGTAAAACCTAAGTCAAAGGCTGCTGATACTGAATCATCATTTGAACCTAGTCCTGTGGAGCCTGATGAATTGGTTTGTAAATCGTATAAGTCTTGATTAGCTTCATAAATGTATTGTGCTGATAGATTACTGGTAAGTAATAAACAATATATTATTTTAAAGCAGCGATACATTCTTTTTTATGCTGGGGAGAAGAGTGCCAAACTTGCTTACAACGTTGAACTTTTTCTTTATACCAAACTTTATAGTCGGGTCTATCTGTTTTATTTTTATCCCAAGCAACAGTAGCCTCTTTACCTATCTTTCCTTTGTATGGACAAGGCGTGCCAGCTTGTTCCATAGCAACAAATACTCTTGGATCAGCACAAAGTAACGATATAGAAGCTACTTTCATACCCATATCATATAGGTATTTAGATAATTTTAGCCTTTCGCAGTTTTTATCTGTAACTGTTCTCCCGCTAGAAAACCCAAATACTTGGCCTTGAAAAGCTCCAGATCTACCTACAGTACAAAGGTCTTGAGAGTAAGACATAATACTAGGTGCGATAGCACTAGCAGGTGGAGCTTCAGATTTTATATTTTGATTGATAGTTTGCGTTGAATTCGACTCGTTAATGTTTCTATTTGTGTTGTCAGACTTCGAGTTATTTTCATTAACATTTTTGTTATCAGTAGTAACATTTGAATCTGACGTAGATTGATTGACATTCGTGTTACTCGAAGTGTTGACATTAGTATTGTTTGAAGTCGAATTATTGTTGACATTTTGATTTACCGTAGAATTAACTGTGGAGTTAGAAGTTGAATTCGAAGTATTAACATTGTTATTAGTGTTGGTATTATTAGAAGTTGAAGTATTAACATTTGTATTTGAATTTGAATTTGTATTTGTTGAATTATTAATGTTTGTGTTCTGATTGGTACTAACATTTGTATTGGTATTGGTTGAAACATTTGTATTTGCGTTTGTATTTACGTTTGTATTTACATTAGTATTTGTATTTACATTAGAGTTTGTATTTACATTAGTATTGTTATTAGTATTAGTATTTACATTAGTGTTGTTATTGGTATTTGTGTTATTTGTTGTCGTATTGTTAGTCGTATCTAAACTATTTTCCTCACAATACTGAGTGCCAGCAGTACAGGTTCCTGTCTGATCGGCATAAGTAAAATTTGCAAATAATAAAAGTGTTATTAGCCCTGGAAAAAATTTAAGTTTTAGTGTTTGCATTTTCAATTAGTGTATGTAGCCCTTCTTTAATCAATATATCTCTATTCTTTAAGTGCTCTAATTGAATATCTTCTTTGCTTTGGCCCTCATACCTAACTGCCATATGGTTTCCAATCATTTGTTGATTGATATCTATTCCATCTATTATAACTGATGCCAAAACCCTGCCGAATTTTCCTTTAGAGTCTTTTAATTGCGTCTGTAAAATGACGTAAGTGCCATTATCAATGGCATTTTGTAAAAACTTAGTAGCTAGTTTACCTCTAGCCTTTTCGTCTTTATTGCGAGTTCGAGACTCGGGGGTGTCAATACCGTATAAACGTACACGACACTTATGATGAATATTAAAACCAAGATCCAAGTCAGCGTCAATAGTGTCTCCGTCAACAACCCTGCTAACTTTACACTCATACTCATACATTATTTCTTAAGAGGTTGGTTTTTTCTTTTTTTAATTTGAGTGTAAGCTTCGTTTATATCTGGTGTTGTAGGATCGTCTGCAACATATCTACCACTTTTATTTCGAGCTCTTGTTGTTGAAGATACAATAGTATAAATAGGAGGTGGTGTAATAAACTTAATAAATTTTTTAAACCAGCCCATTTTTAACTTTTAAACTTAGATGTAATTTTTGACCATAATTGAGGTTTTAATCTCTTTATAGAAAAAACCAAAATTATTAAAATTATTCCTAATGGTATTAAAATGTCCATATTTACTCCTATAAATTAACTGCTAGGTATTTCTGGCCATTCGCCCAGGGGTCTAACAGGAGGTGTAGCATCATTATATACATATAATGCTGCGAGTGCATCTACATCTGAAACTGCATTAATTTTTGTTATCATGCTGTTGGCTGCTGTTCTAACTGCTGCTCTATAAGTAGTCCAATCACTTTCAACTGTACCACTTGTCTCAGTAGCTTTAATAACCATCCAATCGTTAGGCAGTAATAAGCCATAGGCTTGAGAATTAATCCTATTGTTATGTGCTGTTTTCAAATTAGATAAAGTTAGAGCTGTTGCTGTACCATAAGAAGCTACTACAACATTTGTATAGTCTGTACCATTAATCGTTATACTAGAATGAAATGCATAAGACACACTGGTGTTGGCATAGTATGTAGGATCTTTAAAGTTTGTATTATCCTGCACAACATCATAAATATTTATTGCATTTAATTCTGCTATTGTCCAAAGTTCAAATATATTACTAGGATATTGGACATCTCCTAATAATAATTGTTTAGGTCGTGCATAAATTTGACTTACACTTCCTGATTCTACTAATGCCCACATAATTATTACCTCGCTATTGTGCTGTTGCAGGGATACTGTTTGTTGATGATACTACTGGTGCATACGCCCAAGCCATATAAATATAAGTTCCACCACTGTCATTTTCATCTTCTGCACCAAATGCATTGGTTTCCTTTCTTATTTTAAAACCATTGCTTACCATATCTATATCACCATATTGATTTTGACTATCGCCATCATTTGCCTCTAAGCCATTATTGTTTAAATTCCAATTATTCCCATGACCTACTCCTGTAGATGAGTTTGTTCCTTGTTCAAAAGAGTGCATAATCCAATTTCCTGCTGCGTCTGTTCTTTTAATTATAACTAAAGAAGGTGTAAATCCTAGATAAATAAAAGGACCATCATCGTGACCATTACCTGTATAACCTCCAAACTTGCTAAAGCCTTGTACTTCTTTCCACGCCCAACAAACAAAAGTAGAACCTGCTCTATTAATATCATCTTGTTCGCCTGTTTTTATTATTGTGCTGGTTGGTGCTTCGTTTCTCCACCAAGTAGAAGCTGATGCAACTGCATTGGTTGAGTTTATTCTTAAATAATTATTTTGTGGAGTAGCTGCCATATCTTTATGATAAATAGCCCAATTTTTTCCTGATATTGATCTAGTTTTAATAATAAAAAAGTCAGGAGCAACACCTAACCCATGTCCTAAATCTAAAGGTTCAATAGGGTCAATTCCTGTGTATGTAAAAATACTAAACTTAGCTGTTGAATTTACTTGTACTGTAGTTGTTAAATCTCCATCTGAATTAGAACTAGTAGAACCACCATTAGCTTTCCAACCCCAAACTATATTTTCTCTTGAAGAGCCATTAATATCAGCATTTGAACCTACTACAAAACTATCTGTACTAACAGATGTAAAAACAGTTGAATCTGTTGCGTCTATATCTGTTGTATTAGAATGTAAATTTACTGTAATCCCTCTACTAGTATCATTTAGATAATGATTTGTATCTTCACTTGCACATTTACCCCAAAGTAAATCAGCTTGTAAATCTGAGTTACCATCCCAAGTTTTTGTTTGGTCGGCAGTTCCGTTCCCAGTCCACATAATAGTCTGAAAATGTGCTGAAGGGTCGTCTATGGTTGTGTAGTCTGCCATTTATCCTCCGAACTCACTTAAATTTTTGGTGCATAAAGCATAATATCCACTTGGGGGTGCGTATTCAAATGAACCATATCCATTAGCATCATTTACTATACTTGATGGTGTCCAAGCAGAATACCCACCAAAATTATATTGAACTGTATCATCTATAGTTCCATGAAAAGGTGCACACATTTTATTTGCTGCATCATACAAAGAAGTAGCTGCAACACCTGCTTGAAGTGTACCATTGCCATAAATACTAATTTGGTTATCATCCATGTTTAATGCTATTGAAATTATATCTCCTGTACTATGAAAATCTGTAAATGCATCGGCTGAACCATATGTCTTTGAACCCCCGTTAAAATACTCTATCCGTGCTACTGCTATGTTAAAATTAAAAGTTGAGTTAATGTCTTGTGGGTCACTTGCTGCATAAAAATTATCATTATCATCTACAGCACTTACACCTATATTATGTGCGTTTTGTTGAACAAGTTTCATTTCCCAATACCACTTACCTGCTGTAACTGCCATAGTTCCTAAAGCACCGCCAACACCACCGCCAGTGCTGTCTCCAAATTCTGTGGCACCTTCAATCATTCCACCCGCATTAGTTCCATATTTAGGTTTTATTAATGGATTAAGCGTACAAAAATTATTAGTCGGAGTATCTGTAGATTGGTCGGCTGCTGCAATATTATTCATAGTGTCAGCATCTAAACCTGATGTTGCAGTACCTAAATCAGAACCATCTTGAAATTCTAAAAAATGGCTTGGTGTAGATATTGTTCCACTATATGCTTTTGGTTTCCATATGCCTGTATCACTATCAAACTCACCTACATCTGTAGGAACAAGTTGCACTTCACTTACAAATAGATAATCAGCTACATAACCACAAAAACCTGCTCCCCATGCGACTGACCTACCTAAAGATAAATAGTCTCCATATACATTATCAGAAGTAGCATCTTCAGCAGGGTATGTAGCAGAACTGAAAGATGTTTCTTCCACTCCATTAACATAAAGTCTAACTCTATTAGCTTCAGTTGATTGAGTTGAATCAACAGCAACAATTATATGATACCAAGCAGCAGTATCACGAAAAAGTCTATTAGTGTTTAAAGTTTTGGCTGTAGTGCTGTATTGTTGTTGCCATTTAATAACATCTCCTGCTTCAAAAGATAAATAGCCGTTTGCACCTGAGTTCCAAATTAATTGCTGAACACCTAACTCAGTTCTTTTGCACCAAAGACTAATACTAAAGGTTCTTTTTCTAGCATCAGAGGCATTATCAGAAAAATCAGTCCATTTTAAATATTCAGTATTATCAGCTTCAAACTTAATAGAATTATCAATATCATACCCTGTAGAGATACTGCCTCTATTAGCCATTCGCTGCAGGGTTTCCATATTAGGTTTGTGCCATGTTTTGAACTCTGCCTATTTCTTGCCAAACAGATCCGTTATATCTAAATGAAAATATATCTGTTTTACTTGCGGTGGCAGTAACAGTAGGAGCTGTACTTGCTGCAAACTCGAATATCGTATTCCAAGCAACTGTCCTAGCTGTACCACCTTGAGCTATTTCAACCGAGATGATTGCTCCTTCTGTAGCATTACTTGGAGCTGCAAATGTAGTGTTCTCACTGGTAACATAATATGCATTCGCTGCTGCTCTTGCATCCCAAGCTGTTGCGTTTGAACTTGAAGTAACAGCTACTTGGCTAATATTAGCTGAAGTAGAGGCTGTAACTTTTTTAGGCATAGTCACATACTGATCTTCGTCTACAGAGATAGCAGGAGTTGTACCAACTGCTGAACCTAGTCCTATAACTAGATCATCTGCTGAATCATCTAAACCTATGTAATAATCTTGAGCATTGCCATCAAATACTATTTTTGTATCAACTGCTGCTGCATCACCAATAGTCACAGAGTCATCGTCTATTGTAAGTATATTGTTTGTACCTACAGTAGAGCCTTCTCCAATAACTAATTTATCAGCAGAATCATCTAATCCAACATAAAAGTCTTTAGCATTACCATCGTAAACTAACGCTGTATCTGCTGCTGCTCCATCACCTAAAGTAACTGTATCATCAGTAATTGTAAGAATACTGTTAGTTCCTACTGTTGAACCTTCACCAATAACTAACTTATCTGCTGAGTCATCATTAGCAATATAAAAGTCTTTAACACCATTAAACTGTATTTTGACATCTTCTGCACCACCATCTCCCATAGTAAGGGTTGGTGTTGTACCAAGTAAAGACATGGTTTGTGCAGCAATATCACCTGTAGTAGATGAGGCCGCTTGTCCTACTCCAATAGATTGAGCAAACTTAATGTCTTGGTTTTCATCAATTTCAACAGCA